GCTATTTGCATTAATTGTTCTCCTTTTTAAATTTCTTGTAAATGTCTGCTAATCTCTGCTTTTGATTCTTCGCGGCATCTTTGTTGATTTCTTGAATGGAATTACCATCCGGCTCTAAGACTTCCAACAAAACATTGGAAGTGTCCATTCTCATAGGGTAGACAAGTCCGTCTGGTCCATTTCTATTTTTAGCTACAAACATTCTCGCCGCATTGACATTCTTGTCTTCAATCGTCCGAGATAGTGTAAATATGAAGTCCGCAACAAAACATTTATTGAAAGCTTCAGAAATACTCTCCATTGTGATAACTTCAGCATTCAACCCTCCACGATTTGTCTGTGAAGCGGTCCAAATAGGGCATTGAAACTCTTGCGACAATCCCCTCAAATTTTCGTAAATTGATTCAAGCTCAATTCTTTTTTCTTTGTAGTTGCCTGTTGGCTTCAACAAATCAGCATAATCTACGATAATCATTCCAACTTCCACTCCACGATTCTGTAATTTACTCAAATGGTTTCGTAGAGTTGTAACTGATGCTGACTTTGTTGGATACTCTTTTACAATTACATTGCCTTTCACTTCTTTGACTTCATCATAAATGTCGTCCTTTCGATGGTAAAGATCTTTTAGGTGAATGCCGGTCATACACGAATCATAACGAGAAGCTACAACTGTGTCTCCCAACTCTAGTGTAAAGTGAACTACTGTCTTACCGTTGATAAGACCTTGAGTCCCCAAGTGAACCAAAGCCATTGATTTACCTGCTCCTGTTGGAGCAATAACAACACCAAGCTCGCCTTGACCCAAGCCACCTTTACTAATCTTATCAATAAGGTCCCAGCCTGTTGTAACTGGATTTCTGTGCTTGAGAACAAATCGTTTCTCAAAATCTAGCTTGTAATCGTAGCCATAGGAGTTGTCCGAGCCAAGCTTTAGAGCTTCGTTGATAAGAACTGAGATCTCGTCAAATGAAGCCTTCTGTAACAAGTTGGCTGATTTCATTAAAGCCTCCTTGAGCTTCTGCTTACGGCAGAAGTCCAAAGAAGTGTGCTTAACATACTCTTCATCCTCAACGGACGGATTAGCATGAATTCTAGCAAAAAACTCTCTAACTTGCTTGGTTAGGACTTGATTGCTTTCGTCCAGTTCTGTTCTTAGAATCGTTGCGATAGCCTGTGAAGATGGATGAGTTTGGTACTTCTCTTTGTAATCAAACAGTTTTTCAACGAACTGTTGTAGGTATTTTTGTTCCAAAAACTCAACCTTAAAAACTTCACCGACCTGATCGCAAAAGGCTCTATCCTCAAACATAATCTGGACTAGGTTTTCCTGAAAGTGTTTTCCAAATTTTGAAAAATCTTTATTTAGCATTAGCAATCCTTATGCGGTTCATTGATGTGTAGAGATCGTCCCAGTTTAATTCAGCAAAGCCGTCCTTCATCATCATCTTGATAAACTCTGTTCTTGCGAACTCTAATGGGTAGTTCTCTACCGACTCTTTGATAACTCTACTATTTTGTGGTGATAAATTAATCGTTGATAGATTCATTACCTGATAGTTTTGCTCAATGAGAGACTGGCTCTCAGTTATCTTATCCCAGAATCGGTCCTCCACTATAGCAGAGTTAAACACATCTTTCAAGAGGCAATCTTCTTGCTCAAGCAAAAAGGGCATTCTTTTCGCCACAGTCTTGAGACCTACACCTTTTACACCGGGTAGGTTATCACTCTTATCTCCAACAATGGCTCTCGCAAGTGCGAAGTTTGATGGGTGAATCTTGTACTCTTCAATAATGTTGTTCTTGTTTAAAATCTGCTTTTGTGTTGGACGATAAAGAAGTGTAGAGTCATCTAAGAGTTGGAAGTAGTCTTTATCACTTGAGACAATAACTTTTTCCTTACCCTTAAAACGAGCCACCAAAGCTCCAATAATGTCGTCCGCTTCTGAGTAGTCAATGTTGATCTGGCAAACTGGTAGCTGGTTGAAGTATTCAGCCAAGCGAATCATCTGCCAAATTTTATTTTGGGCTTCCTGTTGTTCTGTTAGGTTCTTAACAGCCCTGTTTAATCTAATAGGCTTTCGCCCTTCCTTGTAACCTTTGTTAATCTTTCGTCGCTTTGATGATCCTTCACGACCATCCCAGCAAATGTAAACCTGTGTAGGTTTGATTTCTCTACATAATTTTTGTAGAATCTTTAGTGATCCTTTGATTCCTCCAATCGGCTGACCGTTAGAAGACAATGAAGGATCCACAATGTAAGCTCTGTAGTACATGTTTAACATGTCTACAATCATAATTCGTTCCATAAAATAACCCCTGCTAGAAACCATATTCTAGCAGGGGTGGAGGTTGAAGTCAAGGATTAAATCTTGGCTTGACTTCGGCAGGGTTCTGTTTTTTACTTTTCCTCTTTCTCTTCATAGAAGTCGGACGAGTTGCCAATCCTTTTATCAAATTTCATAACAACTTCTTCTTCCAAAAGTTCTGTAACCCTATCATAGAACTTTTGATCTTCTAGCTTTTTCATCCACTGCTTGCCTTGGAACTTATCTGTAGTTCCATCTTCGTAGTGAAGAGTAAACCAAGCACCAGCATTCGTTAGCTTCTCTGATGACTTAACTGCCTCAAACCAGCTTTCCTTATCCATAATCTTTACTTCGTCACCAGCCCACAGAATCTTGAAGTTACACTGTCTTCCTTGAGTTCCAAAGCGGGACTTCTCAATCTTTGCTTTTACTTCTGTACCAATTCTGAATCCCTTATCATCAAAGATAAAAGATGACTTACCCTTGCGAGCAGTTAGCCAGATGCGAAGCGAGTAAGAGTAAGCTAGTGCCTTACCACCGGGAGTAAAGTAAGGTGTAGTAAGAGCTTCTGCTGTGTTTCTAGTAATGTTAGTCTTCAACTGATTTAGAATTAGTAGAGTTGACTTTGTGTTTGCTATCGGCTGAATCAGTTTCGCCATTCCTTTTGATAGAATACGAGGCTTTACAGCCATTGTTGATAGCGGGTTAAAGTCTGACTCAATGTCTGAGACTGATGGTGTTAGAGCCATAGAATCCCAAATGAATAGCATTTGACTATCATTATTCGCAAGTAGACTCTCAATTGTTTCTAGCACAAACTCTACTGAACTTGCTTGAACATAAAGTAGTTTCTCGATGTCGCAGCCAGCATTAGCCAAAAACTCTGGGTCAATAGAGTTTTCTGAATCAAAATAGATAACATCAATGCCCATTCGTTGAGCATTACCAGCAATTTGTGCTGCCATGTAAGACTTACCAGTTGCTTCCAAACCAGCAATCTCACTTACCTTTCCTACAGGGATACCACCCCAATCTCCTCGTTTGATAATCCCATCAAGCCACTTACACCCCGTAGGGATAAACTGGTTTACTTCTGTTGGGTTGTCCTCCGATAGAGAGAAGGCAACATTAGTTCCTGCTTTTTTATTAATTAATTTTTTCATGTCGGCTAAGTTTAACCGACCAGTTGCTGCTTTTGCCATTTTTTCTCCATAATAACGGAGGGGGAGCTTTCGCTCCCCCTACCAAACAATTAACTAGCGAGTAGATCCTTGAAGGCATCATCTACGGATGAGCCACTGGACTTCTCTGTAACAACAACTCCATCGGAGCTATCACCATCCTCACCGAGTAGGAACTTATCTAGAATAGCTGAAACATCTTCCTTTGACTTAACCTCAAAGAGCTTATCAAAATCAGGCTCACTATCTAGGAACTCACTCATCTGGTCGGAATCACCGGACAATGCTGAAGTCTTACGACGAGCAGTGATGTTAGTTGATGGGAACATAGCACCTGGAGCCTTACCATAAGTTAGTACCAAGTCAGTTCCGTTATGTGGATCGGTGATGTCACCGTAATCTGGATTTAGGACTAGTTGTAGCAAGTTCTCGTAAACAGTCTTGCTGTAACCCCAAACCTTAACACCTTCAGCATCTTCACCACGAACTACTACTGGTGAGAAGAAGCGGCTTTTTGCTACAAGCTTACGAGCTAGCTGTCGCGACTCATCATCGCCATCGTTGTAAAGCTTTGAAACAAAATCGCAAACTGGACAATCATCGCCAAAGTTCTTCTTTGGACACAAGAAGCCAGCCTTCTCTCCTACATTGTAGTGAAAGTGAAAGTGTTTGAAGGGATCGCCATCCTTAGTTGGTAGAATGCGAACAACATTCTCGCCCTCTGATGGCTTCCAGAATCGAGCACCGCTACCATTACCGCCCTTGTTGTGTAGGTCGGCTAGCTTTTGGCGCATTTTTTTAAGATCAATACCCATTTAATCCTCCGTTTTATTTTGGGTCGTCTGAACGACATTTGTAAAAGCTTCTACATAAACATGATTATCAGACCATTCTGAATCAATAATTTTAAAAGAAGCTTGTTCATTATTTTCTTGTATTTGATTATTAATTTTTTCTACGACACCGGGTGTCTCCAGTGCCTTCTTGCTCATAACGAAATAGTAACACTTTTCTCGGATGCTGTCAAGGGGAAAATGTAACATCTCTTCTCCATTCTCAGGGTTTACCATACCAAAGCTAGAGATTCTGTTGACTTCCGATGGTTCTTCTACATTTGAGAATAAGGCTTCTGTGTTTTTAATGTAATTGGTCATGTGAAACATTCCTGCTATTGTACTGGCAACATAGTCTTTTTTCTGTAAGAAGTTGACTTCTGCCTCTTTTAAAACCTCTAAAGCATCATAAAGATAAATTTTACTAAACACTCCTGAGCGCGCTAACTCCTGTAGTATACCACAAGTCATTCGCTCTCTTAACTTTTGTTTGTTAGATAGAAAGTTCTTTTCTGGTCTAACATAGTGAACAGTAATTTTTTTATCTTGTATCCTCTGTAAGATCCTAAGTGTTGCTCCGGTAGTCTTACCACCTCCGAACAAGAACACATGAACATTATTATGCCCTATTTTCTTACTAATGTCAAGGTTTGTTTTCTCTTCGTATTCCTTAATTGTTTCCTGACCATCAATTAAGATTTGCTCAACATTATTTAATTGTTTTTTAAAGCTAGTATCAATCGCCATGACATCATAAGCTTCGTGCTGGGCTAACTCAGTAGCGATCTGACTACCACCTGTTCCGATTCCGATTACCTGCATAATTCTTTCATTTCTCCGTAGTTCACACCAGCAGCGATGTTAACCTTAAACTCTCCAAGACTAGTGTTGCCGTAAGTCTCTACAAGGTCTTTCAAAAGGTCTCTGTCTTCCTCATTATAATCTATTAAAACCGAATCATGAATCACTGCTGTAATGTAGCTTTTCCTGTTGTTTAGTAGCTTATCTAACTTGATTGCTTGAGTTAAGCACACATCTGAAGCTGTGCTCTGAATTAGGTAGTTTAGAGCATGAAAATCATCGCTAGGAATCTTACGATCAAAAGGTGTAGTGATGATACCATCCTTGTAGTAGGTTGACAAAATCTTATCTTTATTGTAAAATCTAGACATTAGGTGATCTTCAGAGTTGGGATTGTAGAGCCAAGCAAAAGCCCGTTTCTTCGCTTCTGCTCGGGTTCCTAGCCCTCTAAAAACATTCTTGATGTTCCACTCGTGGATGTCTTCTTTCGGCTGTTCTACACCGTTTAGAGCCTGTAGAACACGAAGTTCATTCGCATTGAAGTCTAGCTCTAAGAACCAGTGGTTATGTGGCTTCAAAATCTGACGGAATCTCTTATCAAAAGCCAAGATTGGAAAACTATTTTTCTGAGTAGAGAGGCGACCCGTCTTGGACTTGAAGATGTTGTAGCTGATTTTGTCGCTGCTGTTTAAGAACTTTTGAACGGCAACAAAGTCAGTCTTCTTCATAAA